AGAGAAATTAGAAAACGGACAACTTACTTTTGATGAAGAAATGAATCCGTCTTATAAACTTTCTAAGCCTATTGTAAATGATAAAGAAGAAGTTATTCACGATGTCTTAAAATTAAAAACAAGGATAAAACCAACGGCACAAGCTAGTTTGATTGATTCAGTAGGCTCGAAAAATCACGGTACATTGATGCTGGTTTACTCTTCTCACATTGTTGGGTTCGCTAGCAGCTCATATTTTGATAAAATTTCAGTTCCAGATTACAACTTCTTAACATCTATATGCTTGCTTTTTATCAACGGTGGATTTTAAAAAAACAAGATTTATTTACAGAAATTAAAACTGTAGCTAGATTTTTTAATTGGAATCCACACGAAATCAACGAGCTTTATTGCGATGATTTAGACCACTTAGGTCTTACTTTTTGGTATAACGACTGTCTAGAACAGGATAAAGAAATGAAAAAAAATGGCAAATAGTATAAGAGTACCAGCAATTTTCACGGCAGTAGATAATTTTTCCTCAGTAGTCAACAGAATGACTGCTGGGGTTTCTGCTTTTGGTGATGCAGGTCAAGCAGCTGCTCAACGTTTTAGCAAAAAAATGCATAGCGCAGCAAATACTACAGCAATGGCTGGAGCTGCAATATTAGCACCTTTGGGAGTTGCATTGAACAAAGCAATCGAGTTTGAGGATAAAATGGCTGATGTAGCTAAAACTACAGGACTGAATTCTATTGAAAGTGAAAAATATGGAAATGCAATTCTTGATATGTCGAAAAAAACAAGAACTAGCATAACTGCACTTCAAGACATAGGTATAGTTGCAGGAACTATAGGCGTAGCAAAAGATGAGCTAGTAGCATTTACCAAGGCTGGTAATGATTTTGCAATTGCTTTAGGTTCGGATTTTGGTAATACAGAAGATGCAGTTACAAGTGTAGCTAAATTAAAAAATCTATTCAAAGAAGTTAGAAGTCTTGACATAGCCACATCAATGACAAGAGCTGGAAGCGCTATAAATGAAATTTCTAATGCGGCGGGAAGTCCTAAGAATATTAATGAGTTTATGCTTAGAATAGGTCAGTTGCCTGATGCTATGAAACCATCAATTCAAGAAACGGCTGCGCTGGGTGGATTACTTGAAGACTCTGGACTATCTGCAGAAATAGCATCTGGCGGTTTTACAAACTTAATGCTTGTTGCTGGTAAAAATATGTCTAATTTCGCTAGTCAAATGGGAATGAGTACAACTGCCGCAAACAGGCTGTATGAAACTGATCCTACTAAATTCGCTACAACTTTTGCAAAATCATTACAAAAAATGAAACCAAGAGAATTGGCTACTACTTTGGACAATCTAAAAGTAGGCACTCAGGAAAGCATAAAAGTGGTAGGATCATTGGCTAGCAATTATGATAAGCTTTATGGCTCAACTAAAATAGTGAACGGTAAATTAGTTGAGCAAAAAGGATTAATTCAGATGTCGAATGATGCTTTTTCAAAAGGAACTTCATTGACTGACGAAGCTCAGAAAAAAAATGATACTCTTGCAGGAAAGCTGGCTATAGCTAAAAACAATATGGAAGCTTTGGCTATAACTATAGGTACTCAATTAGCACCATCAGTCACTAAGCTTGTAGAGGATTTTGCGCCAGTTGTGGAAAAATTTTCTAATTTCATAAAAGATAACCCAGAAGTAGTTAAAGGAATTGCTTTAATAGGTGGTGGGTTATTAATTTTGTCTGGAATTTTAAAAGGAATTGCAATTGTTACAGAAGCTTATACAGGTATTGTTTGGTTGTTTAATGCCGCAATGGCTGCAAATCCTGTAACTTTAATTGTAATTGCCATAGTAGCATTAATAGCATTAATTGGTCTTGCAGTAGCAAAATTCGATAGCTGGGGTGCAACACTTTTATTATTTTTAGGACCAATAGGACGTATAATTTCTGCTTTTAAATTGATTTATGACCATTGGGAAAGCATAAAAAAAGCTTTTCAAACAGATGGTATTTTAGGCGGTATAAAAAGAATAGGAATAGTTTTACTTGACGTTATTTTAAAGCCTTTACAGCAGATTTTAGGCTTTTTATCAGATATGCCGTTAATAGGTGGTTTGGCGAGTAAAGGATTAGAAAAAATAAGTGCTTTGAGAACAGAACTTAATTTAGTTACACCTGGAGAAAAAAAACTACTCGATTCACCACAAACAAATCAAGTAAAAGCCACAGCAAACGCAAATGTAAACGGTCAAATAGGTATTAATGTTTCGGCTAAACAAGGCACACAGGCTGACGTAACGCAAAGAAGAGGTTTAGGAATACCTATAAATATAACATCAACTCAAGGCGCATTTTAATATGAACACAAAAGATTTTTCTATATACGAAAGCGGTAACGGTGGCGAATTGGTCATTAATAATAACGACATTGTACTATCTGAAACATTGTTTAATCAAGTGTATTTGGCTTTGTTTGGCGGCAATATTGAAGCTGTTACAAGAGGTGATGAGCCTATTAATGAAGAGAGGCTAGACTACTGGCAAAATTCATTATTTTATGGTGAAAATCCAGCCAAACAAATGAACTCAGAAACTGAGGCTTTAATGGCAAATTTAGAACTTAATTCTTCTGGTCGATTAAAATTAATTCAGGCGGTAAAAAATGATTTATCTTATTTAAGTCAACTTGCAACTATTACAGTTGATGTTTTTTTTACTTCCGAAAATAGAGTCGAAATATTGATTAAATTTGATAAAAGTGATAATTCAAGTGATGTATTTTCGTTTGTTTATGACAATTCAAGAAATGAAGTAATAATTAATAATAATTTGTAAAATGCAGGAATTACCTAATTTACAGCAGTTAAAGGACACTATAGAGAATGATTTTAAGATAAAATTAAATCTTACTACTTCTGAGTTGAAATATGTTTTAAATGTTTTTGACGGTGTTTTGGCAGCGCAATTTTATTTGGCGTATCAATTCATCAGAGACGTTCAAGACAACGCCTTTCCTGATACTGCGACAACTGAACTTAATGGAGGTACATTGGAAAGATTCGGGCGAATTCGTTTGAATCGAGATCCTAGACCTCAAACGGCTGGTGTTTTTAAAGTAAAAGTAACTGGAAGCGTTGGAACTCAATTAAGAGCAAATTTAACATTCAAATCAAACGAAGATGCTTTGAATACTGGTAAACTGTATATTTTAGATTCTTTGACTACTTTGACTGGATCAACCCAAATTATAGAAATTAGAAGTATAGGCGGCGGTGTGGAATTCAACCTAAAAGTAGGTGATAAATTGACGGTAACAGAGCCTGTACTCGGATTAAACAATACAGTTGAGGTTACAGAAATTACACAACAACCATTATCTAGTGAAGATTTAGAAGATTATCGTGCTGAAATTCTACGCTCTTATAGGTTAGAACCACAAGGGGGAAGTCGTGGAGATTATAGAATGTGGGCTGATGATGCTCAGGGCGTAAGGCTTGTTTATCCTTATACGAAAAATGTAGATAGTGGAGAAGTTGATGTTTATGTGGAAGCGACAAAAGCAGATTCAACGGATGGAAAAGGAACGCCAACAACTGCTATATTGAATGAAGTTACAAGCGTAATCACTTTTGATCCTGACATTACACTAACCTCTTATCAAAGGTCAAGAATTCCAATTCAGTCGATATTAAATGTGAAGCCTATCGAGTTAGTTCCAGTTGATGTTACAATTACAGGATTGAACGACAGTTCTCCTACAGTATTAGCTACAATTAGAACTAACATTGATGCGTTATTATATGATATTAGACCTTATATTGCTGGTGCCGACTTGCCTAGTCAAAAAAATAATTTATTGTTGCAGCCAAAAATACAAAGTGCTGTAAACGAATCTATGGATGCGGATAACTATTTCACGTCAGTAGAAATGCTCGTAAATGGTGTGAGTACTTTAAATTATGAGTTCGGTCTTGGCTATATCCCTTACTTTAGAACTTTAAATGTTTAGTTATGGAACACGGATTTTCAATTGAGCACGGATATTCTACTGAGCACGGTATGCCGTCAGATGGTCTTAATCCTGAATTAGTATCATTATTTAATAAATTCACTAAAACATTATACCCAACTGGTAGAGCTTTTAACTTACCTTTAAATGGGAATTTTGACAAGGTTCACAAGGCAATAAACAATAGTTTTGTTAGATTAATTCAGGATAGTTATTCTTTTTTAGATTCACAGTTTCCAGACAATGAAAATTTTGATTTGAAAGATTGCCAGTTATGGGAGTACAGACTTGGTATTTCAGCAACTAATACCACGCCTATAAATTTAAGAAGACAGGCTATTTATCAAAAATTGGCATATCCGGGTAATTCAAAATATAGACTATCAAAAGATTTTATACAGGAACAAATAACGGCTGCAGGTTTTAATGTTACGATTTTTGAAAATAAGTTTTTTGAGGGTGGGGAGTGGGTTTACAAAACTCCTGCACAAATAGCATCAATATCTTTGAAATCAACACAGCACGCTAATAACACATTACACGGTGACGGTACTACTCACGGATCAACAGGCTTTGATGTTATCGCAAATGAAGCAAAAAACACGCCTGAGTCGTTTGTAATTGGTTCAGGAAATTTGTGGAGTACTTTTTTTATTTGCGGCACAACTTTAGGAAGTTATGCTACTGTACCAGCAAGTAGGCAAATTGAATTCAAAGAGCTTATTTTAAAATTAAAACCAACACATTTAACCGCATTCACTTTTATTAACTATTTATAATATGAGAAAATTCAACACTAACCCAAACATTGATAATTCAAATCTTATTGACTTTCCAGACGGTAGAATTAAAGACGATACAGGTTCAGGGGATGGAACATCAGTAAACGAGAGAGTTTACGGTGATATTACGCAGTTCTTTTTGAAGCTTTCAAGACTTGCAAAAATTGATGTGAATAACCAACCAGACAATGAAACAAATGGATTTCAATTAATAGATGCACTATTTGCTTTTTCAAACAAGAACAATGTTTCTCACAACGTATTGAAATCAGGCACAAATTTATCTGTTAATTTAAAACTAGACACTTTACGAGTTAATGAAATCATTATAGGAATTGCGCAATTCAACTATACAAACGAGGTTAATATCGTTGGTTCAGATTCGCCTACAATAGTTTATAGTGCAAATGTAAAAGGCGCATTTTTAACTGGAGATTCGTTATTGATACGAAAAACTTTATCAGGTTTCGATGTGGAATCTTTAGCTACTTTTTCAGTCTTGAAAAATGAACTTTACCCTGCAATATTAGAAGAGAGAAACAACAACTCTTTGAATGTTGTTTTTGAAGACAGTTCTGCTGTATTTTCAGATGGAGCTACCTATACTATATACGTAAGAAAGTCAGGTAATTCAGTAGAAATGCAAGGTGTTATCAAAACTGTAGGAACTCCATTGTTAGGAAATTTGAGTGTAATTAAAATAAAAGATTCAGACTTTTATCCAGCCAACAATATGTTAAACGTGATAGGATCGGTTCAAGACACGATAAGCTTAACGTCTCCTATATCTTCTTTTTATCTTTTTTGGAATAACGCGACAAAAACTTTAAAAACAGGTGGTGTTTTACCCGCTAATTCTACATTTACATTTAACTGCACTTATTTTATAAACTAATGAAAGTACTAGGACAAATTACAGAAATAGTAAACAAGGATATTAATTCAAAATATCCTTTTGGCGCAAATATTCAAAATAAAACAGAAAGCTTAATTGGTACGCCAGTTGTGCGTGAGTTGTATGCTGATGTTTTAATGAATTTGTATAACATTCTTAAGGTAACAAAAGTAATTCCAACTAATACAGAAGATAATGATCAAACTCAATATCAGTTAGTAGAGGCGTTACGAAAATTAACGAGCGATTACGACAAGGTCAGAACACTAAATATGGTTAGCGGGATATTTGCTGTAGATATAGACTTTAGCATTGTTCAAGATGGATTGATTGTTTTTGCAGTTGCTAATTCAGGATATGAATCTGCACAAATACAAGGATTAGATGGAGTTCCTAGAAATTTTATAAGCTCAGGATTTTCAAACGGCGAAATGATTCTTTTGCATATAACATCGTCGCTTGTAACTGCTTATTCATTTATGAACAAATCGATTTCAGATATTGTTTACACTAATTTTGGTAGTCCTTTACAGTATAACTATTCAAATGCTTTAGACTTTAAAGTAGATGGAGTTGTTTTGAAAGGAAATCTTTCGAGAATTGATTTAGAATATGAAATAAGAGGTCAACAGAATGATATTGCGTTAATAGTAGATGAGGTTTTCAAAATAGAAAGCGGTTATGTTTTTTCAGTTTCTAAATCTTCTGTTTCTAGTTACTTGAAAATTTTTTTCAAACCAAATTCTGGAGCTATAATCGAATTACAGCAACAAAGTCAGATTGATGTTTTAAGCAACGCAAATCGACCATTAATTTTATGCGATGGCATTCACTTATACGTATCTAACGGCTCAGGTTCTCAGACACAATTGAATGTTATTGATAAATACTTGATTAATTTACCCATTTCTAAAATAGTGCTTTCTTCAAGAAATAGTTTAGATTCTGAATTTTTGAAGACCCATAACTCTTGCGTTAAAGATGGATACATTTATCAATTTATGAATGGTGTTTTTTCACGTTATGGCATTTCGGACGGAACAAATACCCTTATATATGTTGTTGACAATGTAAATGGTAGGATTTTCAACTTAGCAAACACAATTTATTTAAGCACAGGAGAGGTTGCTCGTAAATTAGTTTAGATATGCGATTAGATGTAAATGTAGATGGCGCAATTCAATTAACAGCAAGACTGGAAAGGCTTAATCGCTCAGCTTTCCCTTTAGCTGTTAGGAGCACGCTTAATGACTTGGCTTTTGAGTCTAAAAAAATTGTTCCAACAAAAGCGGCTAGTAATTTTACAATTAGAAAAAAAAACTTGTTTAAAAAATTTGTATTAGTAAACAAAGCAAATGGTTTTAATGTAAATAGTATGCGTTCAGAAATAGGCATAGATTCGCAATCACAGCCAAAGTTATCCAAAGGGTTAGAAACTCAGGAGCTTGGAGGTAATTTAACAGGGCGTAAATTAATTGCTAATGATAAAGCAAGAGTTTCAGGATCAAATGCAAAAAAAATAAAATCTAAATATAATTTTAGAAATATGCCTAAAATGGGTACTCGAAACAATAGAATTGCTGGGGCAAAATTTTTTATCATTAAAAAAGGAAATAAAGGAACTGTTTTTGAAAATAAAGGTAGCGGCTTAATTCCTATTTATACATATAGATCGAACCCTG